CCAGACCAAGCGCAACCAGAGCTACGACATCCGCTCCGAGTTACCTAACCCACAGTCCAAGGTCGGTCCCTTTTTGAACACCACCATTGACCCCGACCCATTCAAGGCATCCCGTGCCGTCGAAGGACTCACTGCCTAAAACCTAACTAGTAAATAATGTTCCCTCTCGCTGCCGGTGTAGGTGTCGTTGCACTCGCATACCTAGCCAATCAAGGACCCGGTAACACAACTCGTATGAAAGGCCCAGATGGGCATGAGTACGATATGCAAAACTTACCTGACAAGCAGGCTGCTGTGAAACTCATGTCTGAGATTCGCGGAGACATCGTCAAGTTACATACCTACTACAAGGAGACACCTGGATTAGACCAGGACCCACCGATTGGTCGATTCGTCCAACGCTTCACACCCGATGTGTTTATTGAAAATGAAATGACTTCACCCGACACTTCGTATTCGGAAAACAAGGGACAGAAAATCGTGGTCTGTCTGCGAGACAAGACCAAACCACCAAAGTATCCACTCGTCGATAAGAACACAGTGATGTTTGTGATGCTGCATGAGATGGCGCATTTGATGACCGAGACCATCGGACACACGCAAGAGTTTTGGGGGAACTTCAAGCTAATCTTAGGAGACGCAGTGAAAGTCGGCATTTACCATCCAGTGAACTACTCGCATACACCCACACCGTATTGCGGAATGATGATTACCGATAGCCCGATTTAAGTGGTGATTCCGACGAAATCAAGTCGGGGCGATAAATAATGAAAACCATTCCCGTCTTCGGGACTTTACAGCCGGTCCGTTTCTATGAGGATGACAGCATTGAAACCGTTCGGCAAATTGTGGCTTTGCATGTGGCGTCACATCCAGACCGCCTCTTCATTGAAGCCAAGACAAACTTGCCCAAAGACTATTACTCGACCAATCCAGTCCATTGGACCAACTTGTTTTTGCGTTTGTCCTTGGATGGAAAGCGAATCACACAAGACCGATTGAAAGTCTACTTGACCGAGATTCGTGTTGGAACGGGTGTTACCGAACGAGAGGTCACACGAGAAGAGTGGGAAGACCATGAAGAGTTTCTGCAACCCTTGTTCGACCCACCCACGGATTTCGACGAGTGGCGCATTCTAGGTGTGGATGAAGTGCATTCCTTTGTGATGCCGTTACCTCCCAGAGACATTCCAGGACTTCAAGCTGCATCGCGTCCGATTCCACAAACACAGAGTTTGTTCGAAACCTTACATCCCTATGAAGTCACTGAACTTCGTGCAACTGCATTGACTCCCGAAGCATCCCCTGGAATCAAGTTGAACTACTTTCCTCGCTTGAAACCCGATACACCTACGACGATTGAACCTTTGCGTGCATCCATTGAGGCAACCCAAGCACAACTTCAACGATTGTTGGAGTTGGATACACCCAAGCATGAAACGGTCTCGATGGTTCGTGCGAAATGGTATATTCCATTAGTCTCCACGACCTTTACAGCTCCACGCACACGATTCGAACAAATCTTCTACGGAATGACGGTCAGTCCCGAGACACCGTACATTGGATATTTCACAGCCAAGACCGAGACCGTGCGTCACAAGTTCTTCTGTCCCGATTCGAAAGACAAGAAACCCCTACTGGATGTCTCCATGTGGAAAGGATGGTTCAACAATACACAACCTCAACGCCGTATTCCCACACTGCTCTTGTATCGTGGAAGCTCTCGCACTTCCTTTGAACGGATTGCGATTACTGACCGAGATATCACAGTGGATGTGCGACGCGAGAAAAACTCCAAAGAAACACTAGATGAACTGAAAGCAGGAGCCTTGGAATGGTTGAAGACATTGGATGCGTTAACACCGTTCATGGTCCAAACGGACATTGACCCATCACGCTGGGAATTAAGTGACTTATCCGTTGTAGCGACCTACGCAAAAGAGATTCGGGAATTTGATATGCTTCGATTTCCCTGCTTACAAAGTGTGTTTGGATTCCAGACCGATACCTTCCGACTCCTTCGTGCTGAACATACTTCGGACAACATTACTCCACGAGAACTTCAAGCACTCCAAGTGTTGAATCAAGAAGACGCACTACAAACGGCTGAGTATTTAGCCGAAGAACTGAACATTCCATTGGATGAAGCAGGTGAGTTATTGATTTCCGTTCAACAACGGTCCGAGGAACTGAATTTGGAGAAGTCTTTGCGTGCCTATCCGACCATCCGATTTTCCAACAAGGAAGTGATTCTTAAATTTGTCACAAATCTGGAACGAACCTTGAAGTATGTCGATATCTTGCGACATGTCTTGACTTCGGAAAGTGAAGCGATTGATGCGGTGTGTCCACGACGCATGGAACGAGTCGTTCCTAAGGTTGCAGTGCCACAGCAGGAGATTCAAATGGAAGGTGAACTTGAAGCCGATGATACCTTCAATGCAATGATGGGATTCGAAGAAGAAGAGGAAGAACAAGGCGTGGTTGAATCGGTTCCAACAGGTCCCAAATCCAGAAAGGTCAAGGTCCAACCACGAGGTATGGGAACCTACAACTTCTTCAACAACCGACTCCAAAAGTTCGACCCTGCAACCTTTGATAAATCCATCTACCCTTCAAAGTGCGATAAGCCTAAACAAGCCATCGTATTGACCAAGGAAGACAAGGAGCGTGTAGGACCTGACTACAATTATTCAACCGTTCCACCCCTTGAAACCTTGGAACTCAAAGACCCCGATGGAACTGTGATTTGCCCACCGTATTGGTGTATACGCGATGAGATTCCTTTGCGAGAAGACCAACTCGTGACCAAGGAAGACGCATTGCATTGCCCGGTCTGCGATGGTAAGGTGCGTACGACCGACGACTTGGATACCTTGGAGTTCACAGTCATCAAACGAGATACCGCTGCAAAGTATCCAGACTACATCAAGGCACTCTCGTCCATCAACAAACGCAAAATCCCCTGCTGTTTCCAAACACCTCGTGCTGCAACCGAAATCTTGGCTCCCAAAGAGGAGGCCACGTATGTGTTGGACTCAACCACAACCCAAGTGCCTAGTTTGCGATTTGCTTACCTTTCACCCGAGTTGGCCGACCAGTTGTCGATTCAAACTGACTATGCAAACTCAGTGAAGAAGGGTCGTCTTTCGTCCGGTGAATCCGATTACTTCCGAGTCGGACTTGGTCGTCCCTCAAAAACCTTACCTATTTTATTGAACGATAAGACCTCCATTCCACGACCTCGCGATGCACGAGACAACCTGTTGCAATGTTCGTTCCTCCGAACCTGGAAAGACCGGAAAGAAGGTGAGACACAGCTCGACCGAATCGTTGCATCGATTGACCACGCCTATCAGAACGGAGACCTTGGAATACTTGAAGAGTTGGAATATGTCACGACCTTCTTGAAATGCGAAGTGATTCGAATTGAAGGAGGGCAAGTCGTCTGTGGTTTTTCATCGGATTCAGGAGGTGCAACTTCACGCACGATTGTCTTGATGGGTAACTCACTCTTAGCCTTTGTCTCACGAGTCAAAGACAAGAAGTCCTATAAGTCTGAGTTCACAACCGACATGCGTAGACCTGTTTTCAAAGCCACTCTACCGATTGTGCGTGACCGTCATGTTCGTGCCTGTGCGGTGAATGCACCGGTCTTAGCCGATGCGATTGCAGAGCTTCAACTCAAAAATGAAGCGAAATACGAAGTCATCTTGGACCCATTCAAGCGTATTCAAGCCGTATTAGTTCCGAAGAAGATTCTACTTCCGATTCAACCTACCAATACGAATCCTGATGCAGGCGTTCCCGTTCGTGAAGGGTATGCAGATGTTCCAATCGAAGACCTTCCAAGAGGAGATGTGGTTCGTGCGTTTCTCACTGACGCAAAGCATGCCAAGTTTAAAGTCCAGTCAGAGATTCATGACCTAGCTGGAAGAGTGGTTGAACTTGAACTCACGTCTGGATTCCGTGTTCCGATTGTGCCTGAGGACTCAGAAGGACAACCTGAGGAAGTCATCCAAACCGTTCAACAGTTCAATGAAAAGACATTGGTCGATGGACAACCCAATGCAGCCGACTTACAACTTGCACAAAACATCACCTATTCATCCGAGATTTACGAGTTCTTATTGTTCTCGTTGTCCAAAGACATTCAAACCGGACCTGACGGTGCAATCTTAGACCCGACCTATGAAGTGCTTCGAAATGCCATTGTGAATCGAGGTGCTGCACTCTACAAAGAGTTGACCAAATGGTTCAAAGCCGAAGCGTATGAAGACACAACCAAAGCTCCAATCGAGTTCATGAATAAAGTGCGAACACCCTGTGGACAGTTCACAGACAAAGACAAGTGTTCCAAATCCTCCTTGTGTGGATGGCACAAGAACACCTGCAAGATTCGAGTCAAGCCCAGTGTGGAAAAAGAATCAGTTCTCAAACGAATCGTCAAGACACTCCGCGATAACGACAAACAGCGTGCGCTGGTTCTCGATGGACGGTTGTCACCTTTTTTTAGTACGATTTTGTATTTAGAAATGCCTCATGAGCTGATTACCACGACGATTTAAGCCTTGATGAAGTGAACCTTGAGGAACTTTTGGAGGTTGAGGTATGTGACTTCGGTCTTGTCGTCGACTCGGAGGAGCTTGGCAAGTGCTGCATTGGGTAAGATGCGGCGTCTGAATGTTGGGTCAAAGCAGCTGTGGCTCTTGACGTATTCAGAAATGAATTTGGTCACATCGGTTTGTGAGCGCATCTCACCTGTTTTGAGACCCATGAACTGGCAGAGCTCAGGGCTGAGTGGCTTCTCTTTAAGGAAGGCGTTGTTGGCACGTCGAGCCTCCCAAGCTGCTCGTTGCTCTGGGTTGAGGGTGGCTGGGTCAACCTTGCGCTTCTTCTTGGAATCGCGGGCCTCCTTCTTGGCTGCCTTGGCTGCCTCTTGGGTTGCCTTGACTGCATCACGAACACGGGTTGTGAACTCAGTGGAGAGTGCTTTGAGCTGCTCTGTGAGGTTGGAGAGGAGAGCATCAGAGGTCTGGGCAGCGACTACTGGGGTAGTGACTACTGGGGCACCTGCGGCGACAGTTGGAACTACAATCTCGACCTTGGAGGCAGTGACCTTCTCCTTCTTGGCCTTGACGACCTTAGGGGCGGCGGGTGCTGGAACGGGGGCAGCGGCAACTGGTTCGGCGGTCTTCTTCTGGGTTTTCTTGTCAGCGGCCATCTTGTTTGTTTTAGAGACAGATACTGTTGAGGACATTTCTAACGCGTTGGGTATGATTGTTACCCTCGGCGGTCATGTAAATACTTTTAACTCCGGTGTAGAACGGACAGAATTGAAAAAGTAATCATATAGGGGTCGCGATACAAAGTGATGATGTGAAGCAGAGTATTCAAACATTGCAAGATGAAGATTGTGTCTTTCTGGAAAACGCTAGGAGTGAAGGCTCGGTTGCCACACAACATGGAGACCCGTTGGCGAAAGGGGTCTGAGGCTGGGAGTATCATTTCAACTTCGCGGTGAAGCATTACGAATACATTCCTGTAGTCGGTCCTCGTGAAATCGATAAAGTGTTCGGGATAGACTTCGACGAACCCGTAATCACCAAAGTGTTGGGTCAAGATGTTCAGACGATGACGGACTCTATCGATAAAGACTTCCGATTCTAGTGGCACTGGTTCTAGGTTTCGTTTCTTATAGCCCCAGATAGTTCGAAGTCGTTTTCGGGTCTCTGTTTTCAAAGGGACCTTTGTATAGGGATTCACCGGTGTGTAGTTTTGCATACACCATGTCCACAAGGACCCAAACTCAAACCACCAGTGCTTGCCGTTCTCTTCAAATGAAAAGTACTCCATGGGATGGACTCGCTCTTTCTCGTTGAACGTAATGATGTCCTCATCGTTCGCAAGACCTTTGCGTGATAAGACTCCAAAGCCTGCACACGATATTCGTTTACGAATCAACCATCCTCGAACCAAGGCTTGAACGTTTACAATCGGAGATGTAGGGTGAGCAACCGCCCACAACTCGGGTTCTTTCATTCGCGCATGTCGACCACACAGAGTATGGCCCACTAATGCATTGGACGTACAGGGGTCCTTAGAGCCTCGTTTTTTCACCGACGCACATTGGACCATTATGTTCTATGAAGACCTTCTTGAAAACTGGAAACATGCTGTCAAAACGGATTCTCGTCTTTTTTGGGGTTGATAGTATACCCCAAGCAAGCAAATATGTCTACAATCGCAATCGTTTCATCTTCTAACCTCGACATCAACAAGCTCTCATTCGGAGACATCCGCCTGAACAAAGCAGGTGGCAAGTCAGTTCCCTTGAAGTACAATGGTCAACCTCTTCAGATTCGTCTTGAAAAGTCCGTCTACCCTATGGGCGTCAATGTAAAGGAAACCGAGAACGGAACTACCTACACAATGAGCCTTACACTCAAAGGCTGTGACGCACATGCCAAAGAACGTGCCGGAGCTGAAGTAGGCTCTACAGGCATACTCTACAACTTCCTACACGACCTTCAAGGAAAGATACTTGACACAGCTGAAGCTAGCAGTGTAAAGTGGTTCGGTAAGGCTCGGTCTCGTCCCGTTTTGGAAGAGATGATGAAGAAGTCTATCAGTCCAAGTGTTGAGAAAATCAATGGAGAGTGGGTAGCCTCAGGCAAGTATCCACCCAGCTTGAAGATGAAAGTTCCAGTCTACGATGGTCGTGTCGCAATGGATGTTACAGACGCACAAGGCAGACCGGTCGAAGTGACAACTGAGAACATTCAGCAAGTGTTTCCTAAGCGAGCCGAAGCCAGTATCGTAGTCAGTCCAAGCATCTATGTCTCTGGACAAGGCTTCGGTGTGACGTGGAGAGTGAGCTACGCAAAGGTCTCACCTCCACAACGCACAACTGCATCTCAAATCTTCGCAGACGAGATTGAGCAAGAACTCAAGCCTGAAATCAAGGCTCAACCTCTAATGGAAGAGCAAGAGGAGGAAGAACAAGAGGAGTTAACAACTGTGTATGTTGAGACTCCATCGGCTCCTCCTGTGACACCTGTGCAACAGATTGCAGTTGCTCCACAGGTTGCTCCTGCTGCACCTGCGAAGAATCGTCGTCGTGTCGCTGTAGCCTAGACCAAACTGTTGAGTCTAGTGGTGGATGATGTAGTTTGAAATCAAAATCCACAAAGAATATTTTTTCCTTGTCCGGGAAGTCCAAGTACTGTGGCACAGACTTGCACCCTGGTAGTTGACGAAGTGATTTGCGACCACACTCGGTGCATGTATAGATGATTGGTCGAATCACCAACATACTGGGTGTGACAATGCGCACAGGTCCACACAAGCAGTGTTCCAAGAAGCGTTCGGGGGTTGTCCATTCTTCATTGACATATCGGTCAAACACATGTCGAGGGAGTTTCGACCAGAGTTCATCGTCTTCCGTCCATCCAGGTTCTTGAAGCAACGTGCCAAACTCAGAGTCGTGAAACCACAACACTCGCATGTCTGCATGGTCAGCCAATGAATGCTCTGCGCATCCAACTCGTTCCAAGGAATCGTTGTATAACCAATACACATCTGCGTGGTCATATGAAGGGTCTCGTGACCCGCGATAGACTTCTTGTCCGTCCATCATCCAGGTATCCGCTACGACATCCAAATCATTTTCGGTGATGTCGGAGGAAATGTTCGTGTATAAGAACTCGGGGTGTAGTCGTGAAAACATTATTGAATCGTCAGTTTACGCAAATGAAACTGAAACGCACACATCGTGACGACAGACCGTCTTGGTTGCCGAACGAGATAACTCGTGGCGTTTGCGTCGTCCTTCGGCTGCTTGAAGAGTGGTTGAACATTCGTCCATGTCCTTTTGAATGTCATCGTAGTGTGTTTCAAGGTAATCGAGAATCTCGTCCTGAATCGCCCACTCGAAGAAACTGAGTTGTCCCACAGTAGTGTTCAGCTCCATGAACTGGATGCGCTTCCAACGGCAGAAGGGGTCAAACATCTTTTTGCTATACGCTTTGAGATGGGCTTTATAGGCGAGATACACGATGACATGTCGTCCAGTCTTAGTGACAAAGGAAATGTTATGCTTCTTTGCATAATTGGTCACGAGCCAATCAATGAGTCGTAAACTAATCTTAGACTGACCCGAGAGAATGGTCTTCACCCGAGCGAGTATTTCAGGGTTACTATAGAATCCTGCGAGTCGATGTAGGACGAGTTGGTCTTTGCTTTGAATCTCCATAGTGGGTTTAGTTGCGCTCATTGAAAATGCCTTTTATATATAATGTCGGCAATGTATCTTTCATCTGTTGGGGCAGACTTAGACCAGATTGAACCTCATACACGCGAACTAGGGAAAGTCGTAGAGGAAATGAAGAAGAAACTTGTCACCGAAGTGCGAGTACTTGAAGGCACTGAGATTGAGTCCTATCTTACTGTGAGGACTGCCCTTGAAAACGAACTTTCAACTACGAAGCTTACAGAAGAACAATGGAAGAGCGCCTTACCCAGTGGTTGCTCGACAACCGACCCTATACCGGATTCAAACGAAGACTCCGAGACTTCATCTTGTTTTGCAGGACTCTTGAACCACGATTGCCGTTTCGTCTTCTTAAGCAACAGGTCTACACCATCGCCGACAGACTCATGCTCGGGGAAGTCGGTCGACTGTGGGTGCGAGACCGGTGCTACGAACGTGTGTTGCGAATGTATGGAGCGAACGACCAGCGGACGGAGGCCTGGCACGCCAAACGAAGTGAAATGATTACAGCTTCGGAAGTCTATGGAGTCTTTGGGTCTGAATCCGCACGACGAGAAGTGATGATGCGAAAGTTGGAACCCAAACCTCCTGGCGAAGGAAATGCCGTAGCCGCATTGTTATGGGGGACACGCTTCGAACCGGTTGCAAAGAAGATTTACGAAGAGCGAACCAAGTGCACAATTACCGATGTATCGTGTGTTCAACATCCTCGGTACACATTTCTAGGCGCATCACCCGATGGATTGATTGTGCCGAACAGTGATGACCCAAAACGATATGGTCGACTTGTCGAGTTCAAATGTCCTATCAGTCGTGCAATGAAAGCTGAGATTCCACCTGGATACATTCATCAGATGCAAATGCAGATGGAATGCACGGGAATTGACGAATGTGAGTATGTCGAGTTCCGATTCAAGCAAGTGAATTATTCAGAATGGCTTCGAAGCACTGAGCAAAAAGGAGTGTTCACAGTCTACGAATCAGGAAAGGTTGTTTACGATAAAGACATCTATGAAGATACGACACAAGTCATCTATTGGTTACTGACCTCCATCAAAGAAGACTTTGTACCCAAAGACCCAGAGTGGTTGCCTAAACATTTGGAAGGATTGACACAGTTCTGGAATGAAGTGTTGGAACACCGCAAACATGGAACACTGCCTCCTAAAACAGAGCTTAAACAGGTCGCGTCATTGGATATCTAAATGATAACCTATGTATCATCGTTTTTCTACGGGAAACATCCAAAACGAAGTACTGAAGAGTATAAGCGTCATTTCGATAACATTGCAAGTAGTGGTGCTTCCATTCTACTCTTTTTAGATAAGGAGTCAACTTGGACATTTCCACCGAATGTTCGTGTTGAACGACTGTCTCTCGAAGAGACTTGGGTAGGAACTCATATTCCAGACACAGACTGTCTACCCACAACTCGGTCACCCAACGACACCTGTGAATACATGAAAATCATGAACAGTAAGACGGATTGTCTATTCAGAGCCTCTCAACTTAATCCATTCCAAACTGAATGGTTTGCTTGGATTGACTTTGGTCTCGCACATGTCTTTACGAATCCAGTCAACACGATTCGTCGATTGACGACTCTCATTCCTCCATGCTATCCCTGTATTCGAACTGCGGGTATTTGGAAAGAGTCCAATAAGACCACTGACTTGATTGACTGGAGATTTGCAGGAGGCTTTATGCTTGCACATGGTTCCAAACTCGAATCCCTTCATACAAAGGTCTGCGATACACTACTAAGCCTTCAACCCAAACTCACTTGGGAAGTCAATGTGTGGTCGATGCTTGAACGCGATGGACTCGATATGGGATGGTTTCCATGCGACCATGATGATTCAATCATTCCTGTTACCTCGTTTCCAATTGAAACCTTGTCAACTGCGGCCGAGTTTACTGAACCCGAAGGACGACAGCATTATCGACTCTTGGCGAGACTGTCATCTCAATTCTATGGCAAAACACTCATTGATATTGGAACACATCGAGGTATGTCTGCATTAGCCCTTTCATACAACACATTCAATACAGTCCTTTCCTTTGATATTGAAGAGAAAGATGGACGCCCTGTGAGACCGAATATTCATTACAAGACCGACGATGTTCTTATGGGTCCAGGACGAGAACTCTGGAAAGAAACATTACTTGCATCTCCATTGATTTTCTTAGATATCGACCCACACGAAGGAACACGAGAATACGAGTTCTACTTATGGCTGCGTGACAACAACTACACAGGTACGTTGATATGCGATGACATCTGGTATTTCAAAGAGATGCGAGACAACTTCTGGTATAAGATTCCAAGCAAACATACCCTAGACATTAGTTCACAAGGTCATTGGTCTGGAACGGGTCTTGTTCGATTTGATTTGCCTAAGAAGCCTGATTCCACCTGGACCGTGGTGACTGGATATTTTGACCTCACGAAAATGTCCGATGCATCTCCATCGATTAAGAGTCGTCCGTTCGAACATTACTTGGAGAGTGCACGAAGCACCTTAGCCGTCAACCAGAATCTTGTGGTCTTTTGCGAACCCAAACATGTGCAACCGATTATGTCTTTGCGTCCAATCCATCTGCGAGAAAAGACACGATGCATCGTAATGTCTTTTGAAGACTTTCCTCTTACGCAGTATCGTGAGCGCATAGCAGAGAATCGGAAACGAAACCCTTCAATCGATGACCGAAATACGCCATCGTATTACTTATTCTGCATGGCTCGGTATGCGATGCTCAATCAAGTCATTCAAAGCAACCCATTTCAATCCACACATTTCGCATGGCTGAACCTATGCATTGAACGAATGGGATGGAAGAATTTGACGCAGCTCAATCGAGTGTTTGAGCTCAATCGTGATAAGTTTTCAACCTGCTACATTGATTATCAACCGCGTGAATCGTATCTCGAAAACACGATGGCACAAGGACGATGTTCTATGTGCAGTGGATTCTTTACAGGGAATGCCTACTACATGAAAGAGTTCTGTGACCGAATTGAAGACAAGTTCATGGACTGTTTAGAGAAAGGATATGGTCATGCAGATGAACAACTCTTTTCACTGGTGTATTTTGACAAGCCGTCACTCTTTGATGTGTATTACGGTGACTATACTGAGATGATTACCAATTACGAATGGGTTCTCGAACATCCGAGAAAACCACTATACCTTGTCATAAAACATAGTTATGAGGCAGGTGATAGAAGTACTTGCCTCACCGCATGTAGAGCGCTGTGGCGTTCCTTTAAGAAAGGATATGCAAAGCTGTCTGAAACGGAGACGGTTCATCTGATTTGGTATTATCACAATTCATTACATCTGCTTGGTCTTCCAGTCGAACTTGAATAAGTTTACACAAACATGCACTACTAACCACAAATGTATTACCTTCGTGAAAACTCTCTCACTACAGAAGACCCAGTGTTTTATAAGTTACGAAAAGATTGTATAGTCTTTCCAGAAGACGTAACCGTTGCACGAGACTTTGCGCTTCAAGGAAACTATGAACATTCCATCATCGAATGGGTGGCTACCTTGATGGACCCGTCTAAAGTCTTTGTCGATATAGGTGCACATATTGGAACCTATTCAATGTATCTCTCCAAGTTCAGTTCGAGTGTTGTGAGCTTTGAATGTTGTCCAAAGACATTCAACTATCTTTGTGCGAACATTGCTCTACAAGAACTCAACTATAAGATTATGCCCCATCGAACTGCATTAGGTAATGAAATAGGTACAATTCCATACTATATACACTCTCCAAAGGATGGAGCGGGGAACAGTTGTATACCCTTCATAGGTCGTTCATCTCCCACCATCCAGGTTCCGATTACAACGTTGGACTCATTCCATCTTGATAACATTGGTCTTATCAAGATGGATGTAGAAGGGTTTGAAAAGAATGTTCTTGAAGGTGGTCTTGAAACTCTTAAGCGTAACGGATATCCTAAGATTCTTTTTGAATCATGGCGCGAGTCACGAGACCAGGAAGGCAATCCTGCAACACAGTTACGTAAAGAGTTATTTGACTATATTCATTCGATTGGATACCGCATTGTTCCGGTCAATGGATGGGACGAGATGTTCATCGCCGAACGAAACACTGACACCACTTTGACCTAGGACTTGCAAACTTCCGATTCCATTCGTCAATCGTGTATTGACTTCCCATACTCATATTACACCGACTACAAATAGGAACTAGATTATCGACCGTAGTCTTACCGCCTTTGCTTTCTGGAATGTTATGTCCACATTGGAAATCAAAGACGTTGATTTGGTTCGTACACCATGTCACTTTACATTTGCTATCGAACTTTTGACCGATTTTTTGAATCCAGACCTGTTCGCGTAAGGCTTTGGGAATCGTTGCCTTACGAGGACTCTTCTTAAAGACATCCGACACTCTCGCATGAAATACCATACTCTCTTATGCGACATACGATGTATATTGGTTGACTCGGAAAGGTGTCTCAATTCCATGAAGCGATTCACGTTGGACGGGTATAGGGTTTAGGTGATTGGTCTGTTGGTCGTAGGACGAATCTTGAACTGCAATCGTACGTGCAATTTGTGTTCGGTCCAAAAACTCAGGTTGAAATCGTTCAGTTGTTTTCATCATGATAAGTACGACCACTAGAAACGCAGCTGCCAGTAAAAGCCACTTCGTCATTATCCTTCTTCACGAAAAAACGAACAGCTTTCTGTCTAGATGAAAGGATAAGTATGGACGAAGACAAAGCACTCGAAACCCTGCGAACAATGCTAGGACGCCGTGGTTTGGATACAAAGACTGAACGAGTGGTCACGGATGGAATTGAGAATGTGAACTTATATACACTTGGAAACCAACTGGTCGTATTCAGTCAAAAGGCCAAAGGTATGGTGGAGCGTGATGTAAACAAAATTGTCGACTTTGCGGATGGAAATGACTATACCCATGGCATCATCATTGTAGCCTTGGTGCCTCCTTCTGAGAATGTGCTGAAAATCATCAAGCAGATGACCAAGACTCGCTTGATTCAGTTCTTCCACAAACGACAACTTCTGTTTGATATCACGACCCACCGTGCTGCAATGCCTCACCGCATTCTCAAAGAGGAAGAGAAGACCGAAGTGTTCAAGACCTACAACATCAATACGCCAGACCAGCAACTCCCGTGGATTGACTCACAAGACCCGATGGTGAAATGGATTGGAGCACGACCGGGTGATGTCATTGAAGTCAATCGACACAGCGATGTTGCAGGCGCACAATTATACTATCGTTACTGTGTTCCCGATGTAAATATTGCGTAAGGACAATGGATGCTTTAAAGGCGAAGTATGCGACCCAACTCGATCAATACAATACACTCTCGTCACAGGCGATTCAGGCAGAAGATACAAGTCAAATCCCTAAACTTCGTGAGATGAACATTGCGATTGCCGGAACACTCAATGAGATGATTGAGAAGCTCACCTTTTTGAAAGACAACACACCAGATATCAAACAAGAACGCAATACACTCATTCAAAAACTAGGTCAGATTCAACGAGATTACAGTGGATTGATTGCAGCTACTGATACACTTGAAACCTTGCGTCGTATTCGCCAGCAGGCAACTTACGATGCAGATTACCAACTACGACTCTACTTGTTGTTCTTTTTACTGCTTGCTCTCTGCATTGTCTTCTATGTGATGTTCATGGCTCAAAAGAAAGACACGACAGCTCCAAGTGCAAGGACTCCACCAATGATGGCAGCTTTGGTATAGTACATTGAATCATCTCGAACGACTTCTTCTTTGGATTTCATCTCGCCTTCGTAGAGGTCATTTAACTCAGGACCTTTTGTGCGTGCATCTGCAATCTCCTTCTGGAACTTGACAAGTTCAGGGTTGGTCTTTTCATAGTTCTTTGCAAATTGGTCAATGAAATTGGAATCGCTTTGAATACTTTGTTTTAGAGTTTTGAGGTAATCGTTTAGCCATTTTTCGGCTACATCTGCTTGTTGTCTATAGGTGGATTGTCCAGTCACCTTATACTCTAACAAACTCAATTTGTATCGTGTTAGTACACTCTCAAACTCGCTCGCCATTATCTTGTTTGTTAGTAAACAAAATGCCCGTCAGTTCTTTCCTTGAACTTAACACACCTCGTCATGTCCGTCTAACCACCGATGCGTCGGAACACACTCGATACATTCGTATGGCCGCTACCGTTGCACCGTATATTCGTAACGGAGTTGCCGCTGCGCCCAGACTTGGGTGGAAATCCAATGAAGTTTCAACCTATGCTCGTATCGCAACTCCGTTCTATGGAATTCTCAATGGTTTTCTCCCGAACCGTAATTAAAGGAGATGAGTCAAACATTATCATGTCCGCCTGGATTTGAAAAGGGTCCGTTGTTCACATGTCATGCAATCTGTCCAGCTAAGTTTAAGTATGCTCAGGACACCGGTGGTGGAACTGGACCACCTATTTCAAAGTGTGTGCATATGGTCTATAATCAATTTTTCTTTAACTTAACCACCTTGCCTCAACTTGAACAAACCGATGTGATACCGTCGACCTATCCGGCAGAAACAGAACGCATCGAGACTGAGGTACTGCGAGTCGAAAAGGAAGTCGACGACATTGGTGTACTGGGGGAAGTCGGTACGCAACGAAACAAATACGTAGAGGAGTATTCACGCATTCAATCCAATTACTCCGACTTCAAGGACTCGAATGCTGCAGTTGAAAAGCTCAAAGAAATCAACGACAGTCTAAAACCTATGCGCGGTCGCACCGCTCCGTCATCAGACCTTGAAAAGGAACGCAAGGCTATTCTATCCATTCAGGGTCACGACCTCTTCTTTATTCAATTTTCATTATTCCTCTTGGTCTTGGTCTTTCTTTCGTATTTAACACTTCCGACAGACACTGCACATGTTTTAGCATTTTTGTTGTTGTCTGTGGGTGTCTCCATTGGTTTCTTTCTAACAAGATGAGTAATGTGGAACGGATTATTTAACTTTCCAATGCCTAAATGCCCAACCCCTTTTGAAAGTTCGGGCAATATGTCATGCGTGATGTCATGCCCGACCGAGCGAGGCTATGAACGACGCAGTGTAAATGGAGGCTTTCAATGTGTCTATAAGAGCGATACTAAACACTTTGCGACCTTGAATACGGTGTCTGCACTCTTTTTTCAAGGGACGAGTCTTCAACAACTTCAAGCCGAGAATCCAATAGCGTATAGTGAGTTTATGAAGGAAAAGGACCGATTTACAAACGAACTTGTAGTCCTCGATGGAAAGATTGATAAGGATACGAAGCTTCGTGACGCATTTCAAAAGCTCCAAGATGCCGAGAATGTACGAGACCAAGTGCCGGATGCCTATCAACAGGCTCGTTCCACCTATTATACTCTGAAAGAAGGAGAGACATGGAAAGAGGCTGAGAAGGAACGTATATTGAAAGCCGAAGTCAATCCAATTGTTCAAAAGATTATCGACACTAAGAACGATAACTTACGCCAATTTGAGAGTCAACGAAAGACTGTGGATGTAGTGAATGGATTGAAAGACAAGGTGTTGTCGCTCAAAGATGAAGTGAAGTATGCAGCCGATACCTTCAAGGACCAGATTAGTAAAGTTGAGAATGCGATTCAACGCGAACGCAAGCTTCGTAATGATACACCTGACCTGAACATATGGGATTGGTTTGATTCAATTCTGAACATTCTGATTGTAGCATCGTTGTTATATGTGATGTATACGATGTATCAAAAGTATGTAGAGCGTTCGCGGTTAAGCTCGTATGGAAGTATCTAGTAGAACATCAATGGAAATCACAGACCCTCGAACTGTCCTAGACTTTCAAAAAACCACCTTTTGTGGTCACATCCGGTCGCATGTTACGAAGGTTCTCCTTCAGAACATTCAACTCGGTCACGCAGATTATGCATGTTATTGGTCGTTGGAACTTGTGTGTTCAGGACTCGTCCATACATTGTGGATGGCGCTGTTTGAAGGTGCAGCCCTTCATGTGAATCGAGCTCAACCCGCCATCTTCTTGTATTTGGCGAAAGCATATGAAACCTATGCTCCGATTGAATCCAAGTATTCGTTGCGAGACATGACTGCCATTCGTAACAACATTGAAGTGCGCGAACTCATTTGCAAAGCCGCTGCGACCATTTCGTTCTGTCGCAAGAACAAGCTCCCTACCTTACCGACTATCAAACCTCAACATGATTTCGACCCAATCACCATTCAAGAGTCGTTGAAAGCACCGTCTACGTTATACGGCAAACTGGTCTTGCGTCGCGATGACCCATTGACGATTGCAGTGCCTATGAACGAGTTCGTGTATTGTCTTCGTCAAGATGTGCGTGATACAACACGAGCCTTATATTGGATGGCGTGGGTCTTTGCCTATGCTCGTGAACACAAGAAACAGACTAAACAACCGTTGATTTTTGCCAATCGTTCCGATACCTATGTGTCGGTTGCACATGGCAATCATGTTGTGTGGAGTTTCTGGGACGCAATTCAAAAGCAAGCACAACCGGTTGCCCGACCCTACATTGAAGTCTTGTATCGAATGTACTGCTTACGATGGAGTCCTGCCGATGCAAAGTCTCGTCAGGCGTTATTGACCACTGCGATTGTCTTGGTCTGTGAAGGTGTGACTTTGGACACTACACCGGTTGCAGGAGATTCGTTGGCCGTTGCAACCGTCTTGAATGGAATCCCTGCGTGGTTGGATGCGATTACGCGAATGCAAAAGAGCTTTTCAAATTAGAAAACGAATCCATCGGTCCTAGACAAACATACCTTAAATGATTCCTGAACTCTCTGCTTCTAAAGTTGCCGGCTTTATCGGTCTCCACAAATATCAAAATGCTCATGAAATTGCCTATGAACTCCTCTGTAAAGACTTGGTTGGAAAGACGCGTGTAGCTGAACTAGAAAAGACATACAATCTTCGTGCCTATTCCAAGTTGGTCAATGAAGTTCTCCATGAATGGCCCATCATGGACATCGTTCAATCGGGTATCAAATCCGCTCAACGAACCGCCAATGTCCAAGAAGTACTCAAAGAAGTCGAATCCCAAGCTGCATTGGTATTCGACCTTCGTAGAGACACACTTCCTACTGAACTCAAAGCACGATTAGTCAGTGAAGTTCGCGGTCAAGTGGCTAAACAGCGTGGAATAAACAATGAAGAGAAAATCCTAGACACCTACGAAGCTGCAAAGGATGTGAAGGTCACTGAACGAAATACCAAGACTATCAAGAAAGACTTTGGAACTTTCAAGTTAGTCGGTCGATGCGACGGGTATGTTGCATCCGAGAATCGAATCGTAGACTCCAAAGACCGAACGCGTGTCTGGGCCGAAGTACCGCTCTACGATGAGATTCAACTACGCTGCTATATGAACATGTATGACGCAACCGAGTCTGAGTTGATTGAGCGATTTCCAGATAAGACTACCCGTCATACAAAGTATCTCAATAACCCTGAAAAGTGGGGAGCCATTGAGAATGAGATTCGTCGTGGAGTCGACAAGTTGAATGCCGCACTTCACGATGAGGAAGAGTTAAAACGAATCGTTTTCGCGAATACAGTCAGTGTTTCATGAACGTAAAACTACTCGACAAACTTCCTGAACAATGGAAATATATCAGACCATTACGAACCTACGAAACTCGTATGCTCTATCTAGGGTTTCGTCGATACAATATCGAACAAAAAACAATTTCAACAATCACTCGTTCAGAGGATGGGTCAGTCCGGTATGAAGAAACACCGTTTGATTCGCCTGTGTTTTCAAGAGGCTATGGGTGCGAACAGGTTCGAGTCACGGTGTATTCAGACTCACCTCGTGTATGGGTGGAAGAGCTGTCACCTTACGAACGAACGGTCTTTGTCCAGCAACCACAGCAGACTGCTTGAACTTGTTTGATAATAGGGGACTTGGAGGCAAGAATCGCTGCTTCGACAACCACCGGCACAACACGGTCGACTGTGAAGTAGAGTGCTTCTTTTTCCTCGGGGGACTTGTCTGAATCGTGGATACAGATTCGAAGGATGGATTGAAGCAATTCAAGCTTCTCTTTTCCTTTGAGGTTCGCAATCTGCTCGATTTCCTTTGCGACCTGAATGGTCGAGCCTACAAGATTGTTCAAATCCAACTTTCCTTTGAGTGCTTTATAGACTGTGTCCTTTGTGGCGTGGAGCGGGTTAGACTGCATTGCGGTTTGTTCATTCACGACAAAAGATGCCGACGAGATAAAGATGGACCTCCAAGAAATCCTCTCAATCGCGTTGGGCACACTTGTTGTAGTTGTACTAGCACACCTTGCAGTGTTCTGGGTCGTACGAACGTTGTATCCTCCTACACAAGTCCAGCCAGTTTTCACACCACCCCCGATAGTAGTACAACCCGAACCTGAACAACATGTCAGCGTTCCAACGTATACACCGCCTGTGCCCGTGGAAGCCCCACGTCAAGAAGGGGAGCGTAAAGGACCGCCACCTGCTGAAAGTACCTCAATACGTGGGGAATCCGGGGTGGATTCTACTAACCCACGAGGATAACCGAGCCGTCGCATGGTTTGTAGACCAACGCGATACACCTGTTCCACTTCCTATCGTGCTGGATGAGCGCCTCTTTTCAGATACCGTTATACGCGTCATTCAACTGAAACCCAGTGTGTTTTTAGCGTGTGATATTCGCTATCTGAATGGACTCAATGTCTACGAAAAGCTGTCCTACGAGTCGCGTCGCGTATTGCTTGAAAGTCTATTGCAAGAGTGCCACCACCCAGACTTGACAGCGCTGTTGACCTATGCAGAAATGCCCGACGACGCGTCCGTTCGAGGATACGAACAGTATGACAATGAACCTGGCACGATGGGCGTATTTCTTCCTGTGAAAGAGTAAATGTCTTGTTCAGCTCAACAAGGAGGCCGTAGACGACGAATGCGAGGTGGAATGATGTATGGGTTTGGTTTTGACCCTCTAACAGGTACTGGAGGTGCAGGACACACTGCGGTCAATACTTCCGCACCCGTGAACTCTGCAACCGGTCAGGTCATGCCTGACCCCTATGCAAGTGACACCCAGGCCGGAGGTCGTCGCAAAAAGACCAAGAAGACTAAGAAGACTAAGAAGACTAAGAAGTCAAAAAAGACCCGCAAGACCCGCAAGCACCGCATGCGCGGTGGAGCAGGCGTCTACAATGCAGGCGCAACCGGCACATCCTTTGTAGGTGCGGCATCCGGTATGCCCGGTTCACAAACCTACGGAAACTATCAAGGATACAACCCACAGATTCCCGGAGGTAATCCTCACATGGTAGGCGCAGACGGCGTTACCCAAGTCTAACCACTGCATCTGCAAACACATAGGGTAAATAGTCCAAATCGTTGGTAGTGATTTGAGGTCCACCATGAATCGACATTGTTAAAAACATCTCTTGAACCACACTTCGAAGTGTATGATACTCTTCCCATTCACACCATGTGGTATACGCATGTGTGCTTGTGGAAATCACCATCATGATATCACTGGCTCCAATGAACATGAGAAAAAGGGTAATCAGAGGTCCTAGTATCATTTCGTTGAAGACAAGCACATAATCACCCCACGACCCAGATGCATATCGTTTACGAAGCTGGATGTATCGTTCCGCGATTTCAAAGGGTTTATGAATCATCCCGAGCTTCGATTGTTATTCCTCTCGCTGGAAATTTGACCTCGTTAAACGTTCCTGATTCAATGTAGACAAAGTCTGTACGCTTTGTCACTTGTATGAGATTACACAAGAGGTCGACTTCAATACGGTTTCCAGGGATGAGGAACTTATTCAAGGTTCGGGTCAAGTCTATTTCTGTATCCAAGTCTCCAATCCAGACCCATGGAGCTTTACCGTCTGGAATATCAAACGGAGTGTTCGTCCATGAAGTCGGAATCGGTTCACCTTCGTAGAGAACTGAACATTTCTTATTGCCTTTACGGTCCACCCATTCTTCAACATACACGCAATCTTCAAAGACGCGTTTATCCGTCTCTTCGAAGGGAATGTGTTCGTTGGACAAGTAGTATCGTGCAATAGGTCGGTGAGTGTACGCCTGGGAGTATTTGTATTGAACCCAAAGGTCGTAGAGATACGTGTAGGTTTGGGCAAGTCCTGAGAAGAGGTTGAAGAGAATGGAAACTAGGAATGTGAACATTTTAGCGCTATAAAGTCTACATCATTTTTGAATTAGAATCCGTTTTGACTTTTCGAATCGCATTTGAACCCTCTGGGAGGTCACCATCGACTGCATTCTTATCTAAGAACTTCTCCTTGACACCTCGGAGCATTAACTCATCAAATCGAGTGGACATAGCGATTGCAGTGGCGAGGGATGTAATCAGGAAGGGAGCTGCGACCATGAACCATGAGACAATACCGAGTTCAATACTACAGAGTGTGTCCAACAACACAACGGTTGCAAGTCCAAGGATTGCCTTGATAGACATAGTAATCCACATGCCTAACGAGGCATCCAATCCAAGTTGGATGACCAAGAAAATCATGTATAAGAGAGCTGGTGGACAAAGGTCTTCAATGAAACGCATCTTCATGTATTACAAGTAATCAAGAAAAAGATGAACGATGTACAGATGATTTGTCAACTAATCGGTTGTTCACAGGAAGAAGCTTCACAGGCACTCTTGAAACATGAAACCGTCGTCGATGCACTTGAATCCCTCATTCCTCCTGCTCCAGTGGTTTCAGGGTCGAAATACATTCCTTCAAAACCGATTGTGGATTCGGGTCTTTCAGCCGAACAGAAAGAGTTATGCGAGCGAGGTCGATGGCTTCAAGACAAAGTTAACGCTGTATTCTCAGTCGCCCATTCGAAAACCCTACCCCTGCCAGACGCCCCGCAGGAGGTTCTCGCACACGTCCCGGTTCCGCAGGACGTGCCAATTGAGAGCTCGGAGCCGGTTCAGAACGAACCACTACCGGATTGCGTTGAACAAACTGTTCCACAAGTCCCGAAATACGAGACGCCTCTACAAACAGATTCATCTCTTCAATATGTTTCCTCGAATGTTCTGCTCGCTCAGAGTAGGCACTTTCATTGTCCAACGAACGAATCGCAGTGAGCCATTCGTCAATGTTGTCTCGAATACATCCAATTCCTACAGGCTGAATCCATTCATGCAGTCCTTCCGTGCTTCCACCTGGATAGACTGAGTTTGGATTCGGTATAGAATAGATGACTGGAATACGATTCAACATTGCTTCCACTGCAATACGACCAAAACTCTCATAGTAACTTGGAACCAAAAGGATTCGAGTTCGTTTGAGAATCACACGAATATCGTCGTCGAACGGCACCCACTCTACATTGGACGGTGAAGGAGGCACTTGTCGTTCGCCATAATAGGGTAAGACACCTAAGAATCTACGTTCAGGCATCTTGCGTGCCATTTCTAAAAACTGCTGAACACCTTTATTGACGTTTGCATTGACCAAGGTAATACAATCCCCACGAAACGGTTCTTGAATCTCAATCTTGTTTCGATGCATCAATGGACGAATGGTTGCAGTCTGTTGAATCTGTGAAGGCCAAGGTACGATGTTCTTTCGGTATTGGACTTCCATAATCGAATTGATAAACAAAAGCAGTTCAGCCCAGTCGTTTTTACCATTGGTTCGAATGGTGTTGTAGTTCCCGTCAAAGTGGCAGGTGGCGATAATGGGACGATTGTAGCCCCGTGAGTTAAGTTTACGCACATCGGGTAAGATGGGTGAATGAGGGCAAATCCAGACATTGGAGGTTTCCAAAAATGACGATGCAGCCGTGTAATGTAAGAACCGGAAACCGCGATAGGTTCCTCCGTTAAATCCTTCTTTCGGAACTTTGATAGTCAAAAACACAACCATATGGCCGCGCGTTTGAAGTTCGAGACCTAAGTCAATATCATGCAAGAACGCCCCACACAAGTCGGGCATTCGATTCGCAAAGAAGAGTACTTTCATTATATTCTACGAACTATCGCGTTTGTGATAGTAAACGAGTGGGGTCGCCTCCGCGGGTCCATTGTTCTACCCAATGATTGACATCCTTGTAATCACTGCTTTTGACGGGAATAAGGGGTTGGTAATAGTTTGGAATCATCTTGTCCATGATGGTGGAGACGTCTTTGCGATTACGAGGAGGTGCAGAGCGAATCAATCCAGATTCATCTTCAACCGCCATTGGGTCTCCGCCCGATAAGAACGGAGTGGTTGCGAAGGGTCGAGCCCACATCTGTTTAGGTCCCTTCTGACGATGTGCGCCTTCAATGCCCCATCGAAGTTCAGTATTCTCATCGACTTTACATCCACTTCCAGGTTGACCATATCCACCCATCGCAATCATACCGGGTTGGTCAGCCATTGCGGCGGCAGGATTCAAGGTGTCTGAACATCCAGCTGTAATACTCGCAGTCTGACGAGTCAGCGAGTCCTTACTGGAAATGGCATTCGTGTCCTCCTCGTATTTATCTGCCTTAATACGAGTCGGTGCGAAAAACCAGTCATAGGTGTTAGTGGTGTGGTTCATCTCTTACATTCAAATCCAGAAAGTTTCGTAGAAAACGAATGAAGAACTCCCTCGCAAGTAGATAGTAAAATGGTTCGTCTTCAACCATGTGATTGGTACGAACACGACACAAACGGTAAGTTTGTCGTCGATGTCTTCGGACGAACTGATACAGGAACTGTTGCCTGTCTTCGAATTAATGGATTTAAGCCTTACTTCTATGTGCGTGGAACTAAGCCTGACCTCGTTGGAGTCACTTCCACCAAGGTCCAAAAGTATGATGTGTTTGCAGGGTTTGCGGACCTTAAAACAACCGAGGTCTGGAAAGTCGTCTGCGATACGAAAGCCAAGATGATGGATGCGGTGAAGATTAGTAAAGGTCAGCTCTACGAAAGCAACCTGCCTGGATTCATGCGATTCTTCCACGACCGACACATCAATCCTGCCAGTGCGATTCAGTTCACAGAACACCGATTCACGATTCCAGTGGACCGAGAAACTGAGGAACCTCTCTACAACATTGATGTCTTCTACCAATGTGATGTGGAGGAAGTCTCTGCATGTGACGCAATCGTTCCACTCAAGGTGGCGTCGTATGATTTGGAGATGTATTCCAAGTCTGGATTGTTTCCGCAAGCCAAGAAGGGTGACCCGATTGTTCAAATCGGCGTCTCCTATCGTTGGTCAGATAAGTTGATGGACCCTCTTCGTCGCGTAGTGTTTGTCGTAGGAAGCGTGGACCCTTCGGAAGACGACACCGAGTTTGTCGCCTGCAAATCCGAAGAGGACATGCTCTTCAAGTTTGCTCATGAGATTCGTACACAGAATCCAGATGTGATGTGTGGCTATAACACCTTTGGCTTTGATGATGCATACATTGAAGACCGTTGTGATGAACTGGGTATTCTGGATGTGATTGACTTGTCGCGTGTTCAATCCAAGACCAAGAAGGGCGATTCATGGTGTGTGAAGTTCAGTGAGACTAAGAAGTTCGAGTTGGCATCGGGCAAGTATGATTTGAGATTCTTGACACTCCGAGGTCGTCTAGGCTTGGACTTGCTCTTGAACATGCGCCGTGAACATTCCTTGGACTCGTTCAAGTTGGATTCGGTTGCGTCCGTCTTCTTGCGTGATAAGGTGTTGGACTACGCAGACCATACTGTCAAGACCAAAAGCACACGAGGTCTTCGTGTAGGAAACTATGTGCGATTCGACTTGGTGGGAAACACTTCGGACCCGTATCGAGAAGGTGAGAAGTATCGTGTCACTTCGATGACCGCCAAGAGTTTCACAATCGAGTGCCCAGACGACCTGATGAGTGAGTTGTCAGACGCTGAGAAGAAGAGTCTCGAATGGACCTTTACCAAGGACGATGTGGAACCGCATGAGTTGTTCCGACTTCATGCAGAGGGAGGTCCAGCAGGACGAGCACGAATCGCCAAGTATTGTATTCAGGATTGTGACTTGGTCTTGACGCTGATGTCCAAGTTGGATACGCTGGTCAATGCACGCGGAATGGCGGATGTGTGCAAGGTTCCTATGGAGTATGTCTTACGACGGGGTCAAGGTATCAAAATCTTCAGTGCGGTGGTCTACTACGCATCCCAGCGTGACCAGATTCTTCAGACCCAGCATGCAGCCGAGTTCGGGGATGGATATGAAGGTGCGATTGTGCTTCCGCCCAAGATTGGGATGTACCTCGACCAGCCTATCAGTGTGCTGGATTTCAACAGCTTGTATCCGACCAACATGATTAGTTACAATCTATCACCAGACACCTTGGTCTGTGAGCGTGAGTTTGACGCAGACGGAACGAAGATTCGACATGAAGGGATGAAGCTGGAACAGATGGAAGTGTTGAAAGAGAAGTATGTGTTGGAAGAGGTGGAGTATGATACGAAGGACGACAAAGGTGTCATTACTGGAAAGACCATCTGCACGTTCGTCCAGCCTAATGAGAATCCAATGACAGTCGGTGTTCTGCCCAAAACACTCGACATTCTGTTGAAGAAGCGAAAGGAATTCAAAGAAAAGATGGAGGATACACAGTATGATGAAGCTCAGCGAAGTGTCTTCAACGGTCTTCAACTTGCTTACAAGGTGGTTGCAAACTCAGTCTACGGTCAAACCGGCTCACGAGTCAGTCCTATCCGAAAACTCTGCGTCGCAGCGTGTACTACCGCCGCAGGTCGCAAAGCCTTGGGTCTTGCAAAGCGAATTGTGGAAACAGAGTTTGGAGCCGAGGTTATCTACGGAGATACCGATTCCATCTTCATCCGATTCCCAACCAAAGACCTCGCAGAGTCCATCCGACTCGGAATTGCCGCAGGAAAGCGTATTACTTCTCAATGCCGCAAGCCCTACAAAATTGCGTATGAGAAAACCTTCTTCCCGTTCATCCTCTTCTGCCGTAAGAGATATGTGGGACTGATGTTCGAAGAGGACGCAACCATCAAGCCGAAACGCAAGAGCATGGGTATCGTGTTGAAACGACGCGACAATGCTCCGATTGTGAAAGATGTGTATGGTGGAGCATTGGACATGTTGCTGACCGAGAAGGATGTGCGCAAGGCACAGCGATTCGTGGTCGACAAGCTCGTGGATGTCTTGGAGAACAGAATCCCCTTGGAGAAGTTCATTGTCAGCAAGAGCTTGCGAGATGATTACATCACTGCGGTTCCT